GCCTTAATTGGCGGTTTTTTTATGGAGCATGGAAATGCCAGATCCAAATGAAGAACGGCTGAAGTATTTATTCAATGCCTCGGCAATTGAAGTACCAAAAGCCGAAGAAGGGCAAAAACGAAAATTCAAAGGTACTGCCTATGCTGGCGGTCGTGTAGATGGTCACTGGTTTTGGGGCCGATCAGGTGTGGTTTTTGATCTTGATGGTATTGAGATTGATAAGCCAACCGCCTTGCTTGAAGAGCACTTTGGCTCAAGTCGAATTGGTGTTGTTCAAGCTGTAGATACAAACGGAAAGATTGATGTGTCAGGTGATTTTCTTACAAATGCGAAAGCTCAGGAAATCGTTCAAGACTCTGATGATGGATTTCCATTCCAGATGTCAATGATGATTGATCCGGGATCTGTTGAAGAAGTCTCACAAGGCAAAACAGTAACTGTGAATGGTCAATTATTTGAAGGCCCAATCACAATCTTCCGTCAAAACCGTATTCGTGAATTTACGATCTGCTCGACCGGTGCTGATCGCAATACATCAATCAAAGCCTTCTCGGGCAAAGCCAATCCAAACCCAACCAAGGAGGACACAGACGTGACCGAATTAGAGCAGGCGAAAGCCGCAAAAACTCAGGCTGAGACTGAGCGCGATAATGCACTCGCTGAGTTAAATAAATTTAAAGCACAAAAGCGTACTGATGATATCGCTGCATTAGAAGCTGAACTTAAAACACAGTTTAGTGCTGAAGATAAAACTGCATACACCAATATGGATGACTCGGTTTTCGCTTTTACAGCCAAGCAGCTACGTCAATTCTCAGCGGGCAGCCAACAATCACCAGCTGGTCAGCAACAACAAACCATTCCTCCTCATTTAGCCCATTTGTTTAGTCATCAAGCAGTAGGTGGTCAAGGTGGTAACCAAGGTGGCGGTGATCAACATAAATTCACTTCAGGTGCACAAGCATTCGCGAATCAAAAGGGGAAATAATTCATGGCTATTCACTATGTACCGCCTATCTCGGTCACATCACAACGACTGATTCTGGATAATGAAAAGTTACGTCGCGCTAATGCAAAAGTAACAACTGCCACAGCATATAAATACGGTGATCTTCTGGTGTTGTCAGAGGCTAACGTACTTACTCATGCCACTGATGAGAAAACGTGGGATGTAATCTGTGGCCAGAACGTTACAGCAGCAGAGGCCACAATCAAGGCAGCAGATGGAATTGAGATCCCTATGTATTTCGGTGGTGTCTTCAATATTGAGGCTGTATCACTAAACGGGACTTTGCTTGCCACTGCTAAATATGATGCAGCACGTGCTAAAGCAACCAAAAATAAAATCGAACTTTCTAAGGTGTAAATGACATGCCACAAGCTTTTGATATTGAAGGTACTCCACTTGAACTTCTTGATGTGGGTGAACTCGCATTAATCCACTCAAACTATCGACCAATGGACACATGGCTTTTAGATCAGCTATTCCCAAATCGTCCAGTGTTCACGCGTGACGATGTGCCTTTGGCTGAATTATCAGCTGAACATGATTTGGCTCCACTGGTTTCGCCACAACAACCAGGTAAGCCATTTGATACGACTCAATCTGGTGAAGTACGTCACGTCAAACCGGCTTACTACAAACCAAAAAATCAGGTCACACCTGCAGAAACTTTTGAAATTGCTTTGCTTGAGCGTTTGCGTACCGCAGGGATCATTTCTACAGGTAATCAGCAATTATCTGATCAAGAAAAAATGCTGATTTCGCAAGTCGCTGTCATGAAGCGCAACCATGATGCGATTGATAACTCTGTATTGATGATGGCTATCGATTTACTGAAAAACGGTAAATATGTACTCCATTCCGATGACTATGAATACAACCTAGTGGATTACCGTCGTGATGCAACTTTGACGTATACGCCAATTACAGCATGGAATGAAGTAGGTGCTAAGCCTGTTGATGACATTAAACGCATGCTTGAGCGTCAGTTAGCAGCTGATGGTGGTGAAGCCAAAAAAGCCATTATGTCAGGTTCGGTATGGGCTGCATTATGGAATGATGCGGACTTTAAAAAGGAATTCATCACTCCATATGCCGGTATTTCAGTTCCAGTTAACCCGAGCTTCGGTGTTAAAGAGTCAGCGACTTTCAAAGGTACTTTTGACGGAATCGAATTCTGGGTATATGACGCGACTTACCGATCAAAAGGTCAAGTGAATCGTTTTATTCCTAAAGACTTTTTCTCATTGATTTCTGATACCAATGGCTCTGTAGCCCATTGTAAGATCAAAAATATGCTAGCCAATGGCGCAGCTCAACAGTACTTTGACCGTCAATGGTACTGTGAAGATCCAAGCGGCATTTTCCTAATGACCGAATCAGCTCCACTGGTCGTACCGTCTAACAAAAACGGTGTGGTGTGTGGCACTGGCTTTATCACCCTCTAAGGAGTAAGACATGCCAAAGTACACAGCCAAACAATCCATCGGGCATTTTATGCCAGGTGATGAAATCAAAGGGCTTGAAGCTAAACAACTTCAGGCCCTTTTGGCATCTGGAGCTATTGAGGAATATCAAGAGCCGGAAGATGTTAAAGAGGATGGCACCGCTGCACGTTTAGCTGAGCTTGAAAAGGCTAATGCCGAGCTGACGGCAGCAAACAAGCTGATGACTGAGGAAAAGGTCAAATCAGATCAGATTAATGCTGAACTGAAGGCAAAGATTGCTGAGCTTGAAAAGGCAAAGCCTGCCGCTAAACCTAAAGCAGATTCAAAACCTGCTGATGAAACCAAGTAGGTGATCTATGTACGCGACTAAAACTGATTTGGTCGCTCGATTTGGTCAAAACATTCTTAACATTGCACAGATGTTTCCTGCTGATGTTCCAGATCCATTAGAAACATCTTTGCAGGATGCCTGTGAAGAGGTGGATGGATATTTAGCAGTGCGTTACCCATTACCCTTACCAAATGTGCCCAATAATTTGAAGCGACTAGTGTGCGATATAGCGCGTTATAAACTCCATTTTGAAGCAGCACCTGAGGTGGTTGAACTACGCTATAAGGTGGCGATAGATTTCTTGAAGGGAGTGCGTGATGGTAAAAACTCACTGGCAATTCTAGATACTAGTAACCAAATCAGCGATGACCAACCCAAAGGCAGACCATCAACAGCGCCAATCGGTACTTCATACACCGGTGGCGTATTTGGTGATTCTATCCTGGATCAGATGCCAAGCATGAAGTGAGGTATTTATGGCTTTTGCAATAACCATTCAAGCTGATAGTTCACCAATTGAAGCAGTGCTTAAGCAGTTAGGTAGCTTTGATAGCTTGAAAGATCGATTATTTGATGAAATTGGTCAAGCAATGGTTGTGTCAACTCAAGAGCGCTTTCTTTGGCAACGTGATGTTGATGGCAATCCTTGGAAAATCTCTTGGCGTGCTCGCCTGCAAGGGGGGGAGACTGGTCGTAAGGATGGGCATCTAGTAAACGGTATGAGCCACAACGTTCTTAACAATGGTGTGGAATGGGGTGCTAATCAAACCTATGCACATGTTTTTCATTACGGTGCTCACATCACTCCTAAAAACGGACAGTACATTACTTTTGCTGTTGGTGGTCAATTTCGAAAGGTAAAAGAGGTCAATATCCCCTCAAGAACTTTTCTAGGTATTGATGCCGAGGATGAAGCTTCAATTCTTAATATTGTGGGGAGTTTTATAGATGAGCACCTTCTTCGCGGTGCGTGATGAAATTGCAGAAAAGCTGAAAGAGATTCCAGAATTTCTAAAAATTTACACACCACTTAACTCGGTCAGCACGACTGAGATGTCACAGATTACACCATCAGCTCACGTCAACTTTGTGCGTATCGATAAAAAATCCAGTGCTGGTAAGGGTGCTATGAACCAGATCGGCCAGCAATGGGCAGTTACAGTGGCTTGTCGGAATGCTCAATCACAGATGACAGATGGACGAGCTGTAAGTGATGAGGCGGGCCTTTTAACTGAAAAGGTTATTGAACTGCTTTCAGGTTGGAAGCCTGAAGGATCACGTAAAGAATTGGAATTTATCTCAGTTCGGGATGGTTACAGTCCCGGCTTTGCTTACATCACTATTATTTTCGAATCTCAAAAATTCATTTAGGAGCCAATCATGGCGAAACAATACACGGCAACTCGGCCTGTCGGTCGCTTCAAAAAAGGCGATGTAGTCGGTGGGCTAAGTGATGCCCAAATTAAGAAATTACTGACTGATGGCACAATTCAGGAAGCACCTGAAATAAAAATTGCTGCTCCAG